AAAATATTACTAGTATTTATAAAAATAGATTTGAAGTTTTAGAATATTGGGGTATTCTTGATGCAGATGTTGCTAGAGAATGTGGATTAGAAGTTGAAGATGATATGGACTTTGTTCATGTCAATGTGTGGATATGTGGTAATCATATTTTACGATTAGTAGAAAATCCATTTACTCCTAAACGAATTCCTTATTTAGTGTGTCCATATGAAGTTAATCCTTATCAATTCTTTGGAGTTGGTATTGCAGAAAATATGGAAGACTCACAACAAATTATGAATGGTCATGCTAGAATGGCTATTGATAATTTGGCATTAGCAGGTAACTTAGTATTTGATGTTGATGAAACTATGCTAGTACCTGGTCAGGATATGAAAGTATTTCCTGGTAAAATATTTAGAAGACAAAGTGGTCAAACAGGTCAAGCTGTTCATGGATTAAAGTTTCCCAATACTGCTGTAGAAAACTTACAAATGTTTGATAAGTTTAGACAACTAGCAGATGAATCAACAGGTATACCATCATATTCACATGGTGCTACTGGTATTCAATCTACAACTAGAACTGCTTCTGGTATGTCTATGTTGATGGGTGCTGCAGCATTAAGTATTAAAACAGTTATAAAAAATATTGATGATTACCTCTTGAAACCCCTAGGTGAAGCATTATATCATTGGAACATGCAATTTAATGATGATGCTCCAGAAATAAAAGGAGACTTAGAAGTTAAAGCTGAAGGTACTTCTTCGTTAATGCAAAAAGAAGTTAGATCACAAAGATTAATTACATTCATGCAAACAGCTTCTAACCCTTCTCTTGCACCGTTTGTAAGATGGCACACATGTCTTAAAGAAATTGCTAAATCACTTGATATTGATCCAGAACAACTAATCAATGATCCTGAGAAAGCAGCAATTTATGCTAACATAATGGGGATGGTAAATGGAAATCAAACTAATAGAACCTCTGCTGGAGGACAAAACCAAATGGCAACGCCTGGAGCAGTTCCTGTCGGAGCTTCGCCAACAGATACATCAGGAGTTGGAGGTGGCAACATCGGAACAGGTAATGTACCGATGCCAGGGGAAGCTGGCTTTAGTGCGGCAGCTACTCAATCTGCCAGAGGCACACAAACGCAATAAAGAATAACATATGGCATTTAGTCTTATAAAAAATCAACTTGGTAATTACTTTTTAGAAATGCAGGATCAAATACAACCTGCTTCTAAATCAGACATTAATCCAGCTGAATTTGAAGCTTATACAGGACCTGCACAAAAAACAGAATTAGTAGGTACTACAACTTTAGGTGAACAAACACAAAAAGTTATGAGAGAAGCACCTGGTCAAGGACAATTAGAATATGATCCTGAAACAGGAACATATAAAACAAAGGGTGAGACTAAATTAGTTGAAGAAAAAGAACAACCTAAAATTACTACTTTAGAAACCAAAACAGGAGCAGCTGCAGCAACTACTAAGGAAACACCATTAGAAAAAGTAAATAGAATTGCTGCAATGACTAGACCACAGACTAGCGGTCCTTCATTAGAAGAATTACAAAAACTATTTCAACCACAACAATTATCTACAAAAGATAAATTAATTAATACAGCATTAAGTGTAGGTGGAGATTTAGCAACTAAATATTTTGCACAACAAATGGGAATTGGTGGTGCAGCAGCGTCATCAACTCCTATTTATACTGGCGGTGGATTTGGTGGTGGTTATATGGGTACAAGTGGCGGTGGGGCTTTTAGTGGTGCAAGTGGTGCTGGATTTTTATCTGCTGGTGCAACTTTATTAACTGGTGGAAGTGTTAAAGAAGCAGCAGGTACTGGAATAGGTACGGCTATTGGAACTGCAGTAGCTGGACCTATTGGTGGTGCAATCGGTGGTGCAATAGGAAGTGTTATTGGATGTTTCTTACCAGATACATTAATTAGAATGGCTGATGGTTTAGAAAAGAAAATTATAGATATTGATATTAAAGATAATCTTGAAGTTGGTGGATTAGTATTTGCAACAGGTAAGTTTTTAATTAATAATTTATTTGATTATAAAGGAATTAAAGTTTCAGGAGAACACTTAGTTAATGAAAGTGGTAAATGGTTAAAAGTTAAACAAAGCCAATTTGCTAAATCACTAGGTAATGACGAACATATAGTTTATACATTAGGCTCACAAAATAGAAGAATACTAATTAATAATATATTATTTACAGATTACTTTGACTTTGAAGAGCAGAAGACGTTGGCAGCTTAATCAAGATTATCCAACTTTAAAACAATGGTTTAAAGACCATCAATGGGAATCACCTATTCCTAAAGATATTTTACCAGAACTTGGAATTATCATTGATAATATATGTGCTGCTGGATTATATACCGATAAAAGTTCTACATTAGGATATATGTATGGTATATTTTCAAATCCTAATATTCCTAAATTAACATTATTTAAATCAATGAAAGAATGTTTTGAAGGAATAAAAGAACTAGCAAAAGAATTAAATTTAAAATATATTTATACAGTAACAGGTGAAAATGCACTACATAAATTATATGAAAAACATTTACACTTGACAAAATTAGAAACTGCGATACAATCATATATTATAGATTTAAATAATACAAACAAAAATTTAGATTGGATATCAGAATAATATGGCAATAGACCCAAAAGGAAGACCTACTACAACTGGAATAATGGATACAAAACCAAATGTTCCTGCAGCACCAGACTTACGTGCTTTAGGTAAAGGTCAACCTCAACCTCAACCTCAACCTGAAGCTAAACCACAACCTACAGAACAAAAACCTGTAAGCGATTTAAAACAACAGTTTCCAGATGCTACAGAAATGGAACTTGAGTTTGCGGAAAGAATTAAAAGTTTAACGGATGAAGATATAACAGCATTGCAATCTGTCTTATCTCCATCTGTTAAAACTGCATTAGGTAAAATTATACCAGAGTTCAAAGAAGTAATGGACGCATATGGTAGTAATGAACCCAATGTAGTTATACCTTTATCAACTGTAAAATCATTTGCAATGAAAAGGTATGGCGGAGAAAATGAAGAAGTAGCTGTTCAAAATTTTATGACAGATATTCTTTCACAATCAATGCCAGAACAACCGATGGAACAACAACAAACAACTGTGCCACCTAGTCAACCTATGGCTCCTCAGCCACAAGGTTTAATGACTAGCCCACAAAATATGGAACAAGTCTAAGAGCTACCCTTATCCATAAGGCACTCAACCCAAGAGGTAAAAATAATGGAAGAAGAAAACAACGTTCAGGAAACTGAACAAGAACTTGAAGCAACTGAAGAAACTCAAGAAGTAAAAAAGGAAGTTAAGCTTCCCAATCAAAATCCTTATCACAAAAATCATGGTGAAGATGATGATGAAACAAAAGCTTTTCTTTCTGGTAAACTTTCTAAATATCATCAGGAGCAGAGAGACAAGAAGGCAAACACAGCAACCGAACAGAAGGACACCGATGCGTCTGAAGAAACTGCAGACTCAACAGACACCAAGGCTACTCCTATCGCTGAACGCCCTGTAACTGCTGAAGATAAAGTCTTTAAGAAACGTTATGACGATTTGAAAAGACATTATGATTCTACTATTTCAAAACATAAAGATGAACTTCGTCAATTACGAACTCAGTTAGAATCAAGTACTAAACAATTTGTTCCTCCTAAATCTAAAACTGAATTAGATCAATGGAGAAAAGAATATCCTGATGTTTATGAGATGATTGAAACCATCGCTATGAACAAGGCTGATTCTAGAGCAAAAGAAGTTGAAGAAAAATATCAATTTCTACAATCTCAACAAGAACAAATTGCAAGGGAAAAAGCTGAAGTAGAACTTTTAAAACTACATCCAGACTTTAATGACATTCGACAAAAAGAAGAATTTCATGAATGGGCTGGTAAGCAAGATCCTGTTATACAAAGTTGGCTGTATGAAAATACATCTAATGCGTCATTAGCTGCTAGAGCTTTAGATCTATATAAAATGGATGCAGGCATTAGTAAGTTAAACAAACAGGAAAAAGCAGATGTAAAAAAAGAAGCTGCTAAAGCTGTAACCAAAACTAAGAAAAGTACTGATACTGATATGCCAAAGAAAAAAGTTTGGACTATCGGTGAGATTTCTAAATTGAAACCTCACGAATATGAGAAGTATGAGAAAGATATTGATCTTGCACGTTTAGAAGGTAGAATTACACAATAAACCTTAAACTAAACTAACTACTTAACATAGGAGATAAATAATATGGCTTTTGGTAGTGCTGGTGGATATGGAAACTTACCTTCAGGTAATTTCACTCCACAAATTTTTAGCCAAAAGGTTCAAAAATTCTTCAGAAGAGCATCAGTGGTAGAAGATATTACTAACACTGATTATGCTGGAGAGATTGAAAACTTTGGTGATACTGTTAAAATAATAAAAGAACCTACAATCACTGTACAAGATTATGCGAGAGGTACAGCTGTTTCTACTCAAGATTTAGCTGACGATCAAATTACTCTTATCGTTGATCAAGGTTCATACTTTGCTTTCAAAGTAGATGATATTGAAGAAAGACAATCTCATGTAAACTTTGAAGCACTTGCAACTTCTTCAGGTGCATACTCGCTTAAGAAGAACTATGACTACAATGTATTAAAATACATTTATGACAATGCTTCTACTTCTGCTGGTAACACTGGAACAGATGCTTCACCAGTAACTGGTACAACTAACTCTAACACGTTAGCTGATATCG